CGGCATATTAGATGAGGGCGAGTTTCTATCAGATGATGATGGAGCTAACAGACAATTCCAGTTGTATGAAAACATTTCTGAATTCATTTACAACTTTGAAGAAAATAAAAAGAAGAAAAAAGAGAGTAAAACTAAAGGACTTGAAAAGTTTATTGAAGAGATTGATGAAGAGAAATGAAGATTGCTTTAATTAATGATACCCATGCGGGTGCCCGTGGTGATAGTTTACCATTTAATGAATACTTTTTTAAATTCTGGGAAGGTACATTCTTTCCGTATTTAAAAGAAAACGACATTAAACATATTTGCCACCTTGGTGATGTTGTTGACCGAAGAAAGTTTATCAACTATGTTATTTTGAATTCGTGGCGTAAACGATTCTTTGATGTGTTGAAGAACGAAGGCATTACAATGGATGTAATTGTAGGTAATCACGATGTGACTTACAAGAATACAAATGAAATCAATGCGATGGATGAATTGTTCAACCATTATGATAACATTCAGGTGATGACAGAACCAAGGTTGATGAACTATGATGGCACTAATGTTTTGATGGTACCTTGGATTAATTCCAGTAACTATCAAACGACATTAGATGAGGTACAAAATACACCTGCACAGATTGTATTTGGTCACTTTGAAATTGCTGGCTTTGAAATGGACAAAGGTAATATTTGTCACACTGGTTTGGAAAAGAAAATGTTTGACCGATTTGATATCGTGTTATCAGGACACTTTCACCACAAATCAAGTGATGGCAACATCTCATACTTGGGCAACCAATATGAAATGACTTGGGCTGATTACAATGACCAACGTGGTTTCCATATCTTTGATACAGACACAAGAGAGTTAACGTTTGTACCGAATCCACACAAGATGTTTCATAAGATAACATATGATGATGGTTCACAATCATTTGAAGATTGGAAGACACACAACTATGCCGAATATAAAGATTGTTACATTAAGGTTGTTGTATTAAACAAACAGAATCCTTACCTGTTCGATACGGTACTTGACAACCTGTATAAGTGTGGTGCAGCTGATATCTCCATTGTGGAAGACTTCAATGATTATGATACCGACATTGATGCCGATATTGTGGATCAGGCAGAAGATACAATGACCATACTATCAAAGTACATAGATAACTTGACATTAAATGTGGAACGTGATAAACTCAAGAACTTAATGAAAGAATTATACGTTGAGGCATTGAATACAGAAACTACAGAATGATTATTTTTAGATATGTAAAATGGAAGAATTTTCTATCCACTGGTAACAGTTGGACAGAAGTAAAGTTGGACAACTCACACAACACACTTGTAGTTGGTGAAAATGGTTCAGGCAAGAGCACAATGTTAGATGCATTGTGTTTCGCTTTGTTTGGCAAACCATTTCGAAGCATCAACAAACCACAGCTTGTAAATTCAATTAATGGCAAAGATGGCATTGTTGAAGTTGGTTTTGACACAGCAAACAAATCGTATAAGATTGTTCGTGGAATCAAACCAAATGTATTTGAGATTTATCAAGACGGTGTTCTAATCAATCAAGAAGCCGCAATGCGTGACTACCAAGAATACTTGGAGAAGTTTATCATCAAGTTGAATTACAAATCATTTACACAGATTGTGATTCTTGGTTCGGCTTCATTCACACCTTTTATGCAGTTGTCTCCAGGTGATCGCAGGTCTATCATTGAAGACTTGTTAGACATTCAAATCTTTTCCACTATGAATAGTTTGGTAAAAGAACGTATGTCAGAAAACAAAGAACTGTCAGTTGCCAAAAAGAATGAAATTGAATTGGTAAAACAGAAACATGAAATGCAGAAGAAACACATTGATGAACAAAATCAAAACAATGATTTGCGGGTAAGACAGTATGAAAATGAAATTCAAACTAACAACAACACCATACAAACCTTACATGGAGAAGTTGCTAACGCCAGTACATTGGTCGAATCGTTGTCGTCATCGGTGGCAGAGAAATCTACTGTCGAAGATAAGGTCAAGAAGATTACAAAGCTTGAATCTCAAATTGAGAGCAATTTATCCAAACTACGTAAAGATATTAGTTTCTTCCAGCACAATGATGATTGTCCAACGTGTAGGCAAGCCATTGCCTCGGATTTCAAAGAAACGGAACTTCTCAATCTAGGTACAAAAGTTGGTGAATGTGAACATGGATTGACTCAATTAGAATCTAAGTTAACTGAAGAACAAACCAAGTTGAATTCTATATCTGAAGTACAGAAACAGATTCAGTCATTACAGATTCAGATTGCCACAAAGAGTACTTCTATTACCGAGATTAACAAGTATATTGTTAAAATACAAAAAGAGATTGCGGCATTGCAATCAAATAAAGATTCAACAGAGACACAACAAGTACAACTACAAGAACTCGCAAGTCATTTGACCAAGCTAGAAGAAGACTTAAAAACATTAATAGATACAAAGACATATTATGAAGCCGCTGCGGTGTTGTTGAAAGATACTGGCATTAAAACAAAGATTGTTCGCCAGTATTTGCCAATCATTAATAAACTGGTCAATAAGTATTTATCTTCCCTGGATTTCTTTGTGAACTTTAACCTTGACGAATCATTCAAGGAAACAATTAAGTCTCGGCATCGTGATGAGTTTTCTTATGCTTCATTCTCTGAAGGTGAGAAACAACGTATTGATATGGCCTTGTTACTGACATGGCGTGCTGTCGCCAAGTTAAAGAATTCGTCCAACACCAACCTGTTGATACTGGATGAGGTCTTTGATTCTTCACTAGATACAGAAGGCACTGAAAATCTGATGAAGATACTGCACATGTTGGAAGATGTTAATCTGTTTGTTATTTCACACAAAGGTGATATACTACAAGACAAGTTTCGAAATGTGATTAGGTTTGAGAAGGTAAAGAATTTTTCTAGAATAGTGAGGTAATTATGAAAGAGTTTTTAATTAAAGATGATGCGGCATTTAAATTGCGAGTTCAGGTTAAACCCTGTTTTGTACCAAAAGATTTGAACGCTGTGTATTTTGTACAAGAAGTTTTAGGTGAAGATGAGGAGATTGTTCATTCATCAACATATGAATTCTTTTTGACCAATGAAGAGATTGCAAAATTATGTGAAGGACTAAAGAATGAGTGAAGTCTTAACGTTTAATACCGAAAGTAATACAGTTGTCAAGGAGTCAGAAATTGTTCCTTTGACAATTTATTCGGATGCTTTCGGTATGTTGAAAGAGGTAATGCCTGAATATACAGACAAGTTACCTAACAACAACATGGAGAGATTCTCCAAACAAATGCACCTGACAAGAAAGATGTACAATGGTATTGGTCTTGCGGCCAATCAATGTGGTATTCGTGCCCGAGTGTTTGTAATCGGTACAGGCGATAGAGATGATTTTAAAATTACCTGTATCAATCCAAGAGTAGTTAAACAATCGGATAACATTGTGCGAGACAGAGAAGGATGCTTGTCTTACCCTGCATTATCTGTTACAATTGGACGTCCAGACAATATTGATGTTGAATTTACTAATGAAAAAGGTGAACTTGTAAACATGAATTTGACTGGAGTAACTGCTCGTTGTTTCTTACATGAGTTGGATCATTTGAATGGTGTGTTGATGGCTGACAGAGTTGGTCCAACCACAATGATGATGGCCAGAGAAAAACAAAAGAAACAACTAAAGAAATTTGAAAGAACTTATAAACGTGGCATACGCATTTGATCCTAAAGATGATATCGAAACACAATACCAGAAATGGTTAGATTCGGGTATTGTTTATAGAGATATTGATTTGGGTGTTCTAACAGAGAACGTTAAGAAAGATTTGACGTTTGTATCAGCTATGGATGTAAAAGAATATACCTTGTACCAAAAATGGTGTGAAGTGCATGAGAAATATCCAACTGAGGAGATGAACACGTTGTTTGGAACTGAGAGGCAGTTAATTGACCCTTCTCAGAGAACAATGATTGAAGAAGTAAAGGCCAATATTTGGACACCTGATTCACCTGATGCATATTTAGATTTGGAACCTGTTCTAGTCTATACTGATGACTCTGGTGAGAAGGTCTCCACAGGTATGGACGGCACTAATGTAACTCAGAAAATTAAACGTTCTGATTTACCTGAAAGATGGAACACAGCACGCACATTCATTTCAACAATGAAAAACAACTCTAACATCGGCCGTAATTTAAATTTCTTTGCACAGGATAAGAAGACAGGCAAGTACCTTGGTGTTGTCTGTATCTCATCCGACTTCCTAGATTTAACACCAAGAGATAACGTAATTGGTTGGGAACGTGAGAAGAAAACACAAGGCGGTATGATTAACTATACTGCCATTGGTTCTACGATTGTTCCGTTTCAACCACTAGGTTATAACTATGTTGGTGGCAAATTACTTGCCTTGCTTTGTTTATCTGATACAGTACAAGATTTGTGGAAGAAACAATATGGTGATACACTAGTTGGTGTTACTACAACATCACTCTATGGTAAAACCAAGGCGAACGGATTAAGTCAGTATGATAATCTTGACCATTGGTTGCCGATGGGTTTTACTTCAGGCTCAGTATCATTTGAACCAGAAAGAGACACAAGATATGAAATACGTGAATGGTTGAAAAAGAATCATACACGAAAATACTTTGAGTGGTACGTTGCAAAGAAACCTAGTGGTCAACCATACAAGCGTGACCATAAGAATCGTTCTTTGTCATTTACATATTCGAAGTTAGGTATTCCAAAAGAGTTGATTCGTTCAGAACATGCTCGTGGAATTTATTTCAGTCCATTGTATGATAACACATATGATTTTCTTTGCGGCAAATGTGACGGCAATGATTTGAAAAAGTCGTTCGAAACGTCTACAGAGAGCCTAAGTAATACATGGAAAGAAAAACATGCAAGAGGTCGGATTGGTTTTCTAAAGAAGAAAAACAAAGTCTCTACCGAAACATTGTTTTATGATGATTTAATTTATTTGACATGGCAGGAAACGAAAGATAAATATCTAAGTCAAGTAGGAAGATAAATGCGGTTTTCCGTGAAAAGTCCCTCCCAAGGGAAAAGTTGGTTAAACTCCATAAAACCGCTCCAATTAGAGGTGTTGTAGAAATACAACATCTCTTTTTTTATGCTTGCCATTTACCGTGGATACAGTATAATTAAACCTTTACAGACGAACATGGACAACGGTTCCATAAGTAATACTAAAGTACTCATTTTTAAAGGGCTTGCCAAATGCCCCTAATCTGTTATAATTAATGCATACATCGGGAAACAATATGCAATATTCAGTAGAATCCAAATCTCAATTAGCCAAGTTGCTGGCTTCAGAGAATCTTACAGTTGAACACAAAAAAGTTCAAACTGCTTCGTTCAATCTTAAAGACCGTGTTTTGACTTGTCCAATCTGGAAAGATATGACAGGCGAAATGTATGACCTTATGCTTGGCCATGAGGTTGGTCATGCATTAGAAACCCCTGAAGAAGGTTGGCATGATGCTGTCAGTACAGGCAAATCACAATTCAGTAAAAACTTCAAACACTTTTTGAATGTGATTGAAGATGCCCGTATCGAAAAGAAAATCAAACGTAAATTTCCAGGTATTAAACCTTCATTCATTAAAGCTTATGGTCAATTACTTGACCGTGATTTTTTCGGTATTAAAAATGAAGATGTAAATGCTTTGCCATTTATTGACCGATTAAATTTGTTTACTAAAGGTGGTTATAATCTTGGTATTAAATTTAATACTGAAGAAGAACCATTATTGCGTGAGGTAGAATCTTGCGAAACATGGGAAGATGTTGTTCGAGTTACTGGTGCAATCTTTGATTACTCTAAAAAAGAACAGCAAGATATTAATAAAATCCAACAAGATATTGAATTCGGTAATTATAGAGAATCAGATAATGGTGATTATGATTATAGTGATGATGAATATGAGTATGAAGAATCTGATGGAGAATCTGATGGTACCGAAAGTGTAAAAGGAAATGATGAAACAGATTCTGATGATGAAGATGATTATGTAAACGAAATTAATCGTAATAAAGAAACATCCAATTCTGATGGTTATTATGATAACTTTGAACCAACATGCGAAACTGATGAAACGTTCCGTGATAATGAAGCTCTGTTATTAGATGCAAAAAGCAAAGAATTTGTTTATGTTAATATCCCAAAATTCTACCCACAACATTCAATTACATCATACAAACGTGTACATGAATTAATGGAGAATCACTGGACAAAATATTATGAAAATACTATTCCTGAGCACAGAAGTTTTCAAGATTCATTATTGAAAGAATTTAAAAATCGTAATGACCGTTATGTGTCTTTACTTGCCAAAGAATTTGAAATGCGTAAAGCTGCCTCCAAGTTCTCTAAACAAAAGATATCGGAGACTGGTGATATTGATATCTCCCGCATTTACAAATATCAAGTTGATGATAATATCTTCCGTAAAATGATGCGTATACCAAAAGGCAAGTCACACGGATTGGTTTTGTTACTTGACCGTTCTGGTTCTATGGACGGCAATATGCAAAGTTCAATTGAACAGATTTTGATTCTAACCATGTTCTGCCGCAAAGTGAATATTCCTTTTGTTGTTTATGGTTTTGGCAATTGCACTTTCTCTAGAGGTATGGATTTAGGTGATAGCGTTGTTCAGAAACCATCCTTCTCAAGAGGTGAGAAAGATTTGTATTTGTCTGATGTTTATATGCGTGAGTATATGAATTCACGTATGGGTAATGCTGAGTTTAATCGTTGCCTTCGTAATATGATTTCATTAATGCATTCTTATATGCCACGTTTTTCACGTAAGATTGACAGACCATTATCAGAAACATTATCTAATACACCAATGGTTGAAGCTATGATTGCTTCTCGGTATATTACTAATGAATTCCGCAAAGTGAATAATCTTGATATTGTTAACATGATATTAATTCATGATGGCGATGCTGATAGTATTTCTGGTTATTTTACTGGCGAAAATAATGATTATGGTTCACCAAGATTTGATTATTTTAATGTTAAAACACAATCAGTAGTTATTCGTGATACCGAATCTAAATTCGAAACACTTTTGGTAAATGAAGAACAATCTAAAGATGATGATCCAATGCGTACAGGAATTTTTAATTGGTATCGCCACGTTACTGGTGCAAAGATTGTTGGTTTCTTTTTGATTGGTACAGGTGTTGGTGCAAGAGCTGCTATTCAACGCAAGTATATTTCTGGTAATGAAACACCAGAAACTAAAGAAGAAAAATATGATTATAACAGGTCACACAATCGTTGGTTGCGTGAGAAAGAAGAAGCACGTGAAATGCTCAAAGTGATTAAAGCAGCCAAGTTTTTGGAATCCAAAAATAAAGGTTACAATAAGTTCTTTTTGATTCCTGGTGGAAGTGATTTAGATGTTGAAGATGATGAATTGTCCGTTGAAGGCAATGTCACTGCTGCTAAATTGCGTACCGCATTTATCAAAATGAATAAGAAAAAACAGGTAAGCCGTGTCTTGGTTAACCGTTTCATTGGTGAAATCGCAATGTAATACTAAAGTAGTACTGTTGTTTTTATGCAACAGTACTATTGACAAATGCTGTGGTTTTGATATAATTGGTATATTGAATTGATTGATGGAGTTATTCGTAATGCGTGGTATTCAAACTGACAAACGTGAGAAGTTTATTTCTATTGCCTCTGCTACAGGCAAAAGTATTTTTACACTACAGGACATTAAAGACCTTTGTGTAGAAAATGATATTAAGTTACCCCAGTGGTATTTGAAAGATATGGACTTCCGTGCAGGTCGTGGTCTATATAAAGTTCCCTCTAATAATGCCAGTGTAGTTAACATGGCAGCTGCACAAGTTTTGCAAATGAAAAAATCTGAACCTGTTGTTTCCAGTGGCAATCGTATTGCAAATATTGTTACTGACCTTGAAACTGAAAATCTAGTTCCAAAAACATATAGCAATTATGTTCCCTTTGGTAACTTTGATGATTTGCTTTCCGTTGTACAAAGCAAATTGTTTTTCCCAATTTTTATTACTGGTCAATCTGGCAACGGCAAAACAATGTCAGTTGAACAAGCTTGCGCTAAAGCAAAACGTAAATTTGTTTGCGTATCAATGACACCTGATACCGATGAAAGTGATTTGCTTGGCAATTATGTTTTGATTAATGGTCAAATGGAATGGCGTGATGGTCCAGTTACCGTTGCGGCTCGACAAGGCGCTGTGCTGTGTATTGATGAAATTGATTATGGTGCTCAGAATCTGTCCTGCCTGCAACGTGTTTTAGAAGGCAGACCTTTCTTGCTTAAAAAGAAGAATGAAATGGTTGCACCTGCTGAAGGTTTTACAATTGTGGCTACTGCCAATACAAAAGGTAAAGGCTCAGAAGATGGTCGTTACATGTTCACCAATGTTTTGAATGAGGCTTTCCTCGAACGTTTCTTGAATACATATGAGCAAGAGTTTCCTCCAATCAACATTGAGAAGAAAATCATTAAGAAAGAATTGGCTTCATTGAACCGTTCTGATGATGAGTTTGCCGAAAAGTTGGTAACATGGGCTGATGTAATCCGTAAAACGTTTGCTGAAGGTGGTGTTGATGAAATTATTTCTACCCGCCGTCTGGTTCACATTTGCAAAACGTACTCTGTGCATGGCGACCGCATGAAAGCAATTGCTCTCTGCTTGAACCGTTTTGATACCGATACCAAGTTATCGTTTATTGACCTGTACGCCAAGTTAGATGCTGGTGCCAATACCAGTAACCAACAAGTGAACGTAGAAGCAGTCTCGGCAAACAGTGATGAAGTACCATTCTAATTGCCTAAAAACTGTTGACAAGTGTTAATAGTTTTGTTATAATAGAATTTCTGAGAGAATGAACCACCTCTCAGAATTATTTGAAGTGTGGTTCGTTTTTATTATTTAAATTTTGGAGTTATTATGTCCGC